TTCGGTTGCCGCATTCAAAGCAATTGTTTCGGTCAATGCGTCATCGTTAATGTCAGTACCAACAATAACCACATCACCAGCAACATTTGCATCATTACCCTTTACAGATAAAATACGTGGAAAATCAGGATTTGTAATTGCGGTTGTAATGGTTTGAATTGCATCAGTCAAAGTGATTGCCGCATGACATTTTGTTGCAGTGCCAATGTATGGTGCAAATTCATACGATACTACGGGAAGATTTGCCGTCAAAGTTCCAGCAGAAGGGGCAACAAGAGTTGCTCCATATTCCATTGCATCTAATCTAGTTCCCAATCCTCCAGCACGTTGCGATGCTTCGTTCATGTTATTCAATTGTGTCTTCATTAAGGTTGTCATTCTACTCATAATAAATCTCCTTTTATTACCTATGTATTTTTATGGGAACGCCCCACGATTAATAAATACCGCAAGGCGGGTATCGCTTGCAGTCAAATCAACATTGTTATGTACAATACAATGTATTATACTTTTCCACCACGTGGTAAATTTCCACCATCTGAGCGGGTTTGTGAACCTTCATCAGATAATTCGGAATCTTTTGCTCTAGGTCTTCCCTTAGTGCCTTTCTTTGCGGGAGTAGCTGGTGTCTTAGGTCTTTTTATACCATTTGCCTTAGCCACTTTTGCTTGAGCTTTAGCTTGTTCTTTCTGCAATTTCTCAGCATGTTCCTGATTTTTATCGGTTATTTCTAAGGTATCTTCTTGAGTTTCATCTGTAAGTTCAATTGCTTGTTCTTGCTGTAATCTAGCCATCTTTTCCTGTTGTATAAAGTCAGGATTTCGTAGCATATCAGAAAATCCAATTCCATCACTTTCTTCTAACATTCTAAAGAAGGTGTGAGGTTTGATTCCACGAGCCGCCGCAATCTTTTGAGGCAACAAAATACCCCTGTCAAACATATCCATAGAATAATCAAATCTGTTTTGTCTATCTAAATAGTAACTATTACCCTCAAAAGCAAAATCAAATCTAAATGATTTTGTTTTATGATTAATATGATAGTTCAAAAAGTTGTCAAATTGTGGATACAATGCTTCCATTATCAAAGAATCGCTCTGGAAAGAAAGCTGAGATTCAATAGCATTTGCTTTCAACTTGCCAGAATAGATAAGGGGAGCGTTTACACCAGAAGCACTTGTTGCAGTCCTCAAGTATTCGTCATACATTGTTGGGTCTGCATCAAAAGAAATACCCTGCATATTGTTCAATGGTGCGGCTGTTACTTTAACGGTATCTGCTAAGGCACTTTTTACAAGTGCTAAAAACTTACCCAAAGTATCAGGTTTCATCGCAACCATATCGGTCACATTAGATTTCGCTTCTTTCAAAAATGGAACTTCTCCGACTAACATCTTGGATGCCGCCGCTATATTCATATTTTTTTGCAAATTTCTAACAACGGACTGATTTATAAAATCGGGTATCAGGGATGCATAATATGGAACAGATGTTACTAAGGATGGGTCAAATTTAAATACCCAACCAACTTCTGGAGGTAGGTCTACCCAATAAACCCACTGAGAGTTTCCACGAGCTTCTACGGGAATATTTGGATTATAAGTTCTCTTTGCTAACGAATCACTACCCCAAAGTTCATTAAATTTTTTCCTAAAGAATTTAGGATACAATCTAATATCAACTCCGGGCTGTAAAAAGTAAACAAAGTCAAATGCCACCAAAAATCCATAATCCCATTTTGCTGTAATTTTACACCTATCCAAAGGAAGTTCTTGCAAAATTATTTTTTCCCCTTCTTCTCTTGGAGAGCAAACGTACATTTCATTTCTCAATAATTGTTTCGTAACCGCTTTGAATTGAGGAATATAATCAAACCTATCCAAATAATCAAATGCGATTCTCTGGTCTTTCAAATAGCGGTCTGATTTATAATCTTCTCTTTTCTTAATGTTCGTCACAGAGTAGGTCAAATCAAAAGCCAATTGAGATGCCATATAAGCTAAAATTCTACGAAAAGGTGCTGAAACAAGTTCTAGGTTTTCAACATAAGACCTCAACTGAGCTTCGGAATTTTTAGGGTCAGCCAAAGCCTTATTCAAAGTTTCTTCGGTTGCGCCAATTGGATTAAATGATATTTCTTTCAGTCTCTGGTTTATTAATTCTGGAGTCATAATTCCGGGATATATTCCCATTCTTGACATTGAATTAGCAAATTGTAAAACATCCCAAACTTGTTCTAATGGAACAATTTCTTCTTCTGTTTTTGCAGTTGATTTAGTAGTGTTAGCCATTTTTCATGTAACCTCCTTCCTTTGAGTTAGAAAACAAACGTCAACGATTCTATTGTTTCCCATTCACTTTCATTCCCCGTTTGTTTTAATAACTCTGCATCCAAGTACGAAGCATAAAAGTTCGCATAGCTTAAACTTGTATAGCGGTCTTTTCTCGCTCCGGGATTTTCTTCGAGTTTTATATTTGCGGCACTTAGCACCATAGATAAATTTATACATTCATTTATACAAAGACTTGTTTGGACATAAGGATTTAGAAAGAATGAACGAACTTCTAAATCATCATGTTTTAAGAACTCGCCCTTGCTCGATTTTATCAGATAATCCTCTGCTTTGATTTCATCAACCAAAAACCCCCACATTCTTTTCTGCAACTTGTCTTTCATCTGAACTGCAATTTCGCTATTCAATTTTGCAGAACCCGTTATTGGAAAGATACATTGTACCGCCTCAACACCTAAAGTTCTGTTTTTCAATTCGTCATATGTTTTATCATCCATACTTTCATGCCACATGGTTGTCATAGCTGGATATTCAATGCCACGCTCATCATCTTTGGTTATTACACCAAGTTGGTCGTACATCGTAATACCACTCTGTGCAACATCAAGCACTAAAACATCTGCTTCAAAGTCATGAAATACTTGTTTTATGCGGAGTGTTTGTAGGATTGAGTTTTCACCAGAGAACGATTCCATATAAACCAACTCTCTTGCGTAGCCTTTATGTGTAGGAATAAGCCTGATACATGACGTTATTGCTAAGTCATTTGCTTTACCCGCACGTTGTGCTATGTCACAAGAGACAAGTCTTATTTCTCCCGCAGTTGGCGGAATATTATATGGATTTTTCTTTGCGTTATAAGTCTCAGCCCTTTGAGGATAAAATGCCTGTTTAAGATTTCTTCCCCTTTCAAACATTTTCAACCTAAAGTAAGAACTTGCGTTCTCACCAAATGGAATGTTATAATACTCTTCCAGAGCGGTAATTTCATCCATCTTTGATATTTCGTTCTTAATCTGTCTGGCTGTTTTGATGTGGTGCTTTAAAGCTACACTATAGTCAAGCGCAATAAATCCAGCATTTCCACCATTCAGCATATCTCTGATATTCTTTTTTGTTTCATCATACCACCACAAACCTTTGTGATAAGCAGAACTAATAAATACTTCTTTAGGCTCTTCACCTAATTCCATATATTCTTTTATCTTTAGATAAGGGGTTTGACGAATGTAAGCAAATGGACGAATAACCGAGTCAATAACTTCCTTGTCAATCAATCGAAATTCTTCATAAATAATAAATGTGGCTCTTTTACCTCTCGCACTATCTCGTGAAGCAACAACCTTAATTACACTTCCATTATAGAAGTCAACCTGCCACTTATTCATGTTAGTTGTAATTGATTTTATTTCTCGTGCGACATTTGGAAAGTCGTTTCTAAGGCTAGTAATTTTATCAGAAACAATAATACCAGCCTGTTCTTTAGTGGAACTAACCACAACAATTTCACTGTTGGGATATAGGACTGCTCTGGCTAATGCCAACACAGCCAACAACCACGTTTTAGCCGCCGCACGACTACAAATAGCAACATAGGAATCTCTCGAACTCATAAGATAAAACCATACAATTTGATAAAAATAAAGTTTTATTCCAAAATAATGCTCAACAAATCTATGCATATTTCTTCTATAAAAAGTTATCCAATCTATCAGGTTTTGTTGTCTTTCAGAATCAAAGTCAATCTTTCTTATACTATCTTTTGGTCTTCTAAAAATATCTTGAGAATCTTTATATTTTGTAGCATCGTCTTGAAAATTTTCATAAGATGGCATTATTCACCTTCTTCGTCAGAATCACTCAATGCTCCAACGTCATCAGCACCAAAGTCTCTTGAACCAGTAATAAAGTTCTTTAGGGGTCTGGTAATATGTTCTTCCGCATATGCTTCAATATCATCAACGTCTGCATAAACTGATTTATCTTTAAAAAACTCTGCTGGTCTATTGTTCTCAATCTCTTTTATCCATTGACCAAAGGTTTCCATAGATTTTCCAGCACTGGCGGCACTAACTTGATTAGGAGCGATTGCGGAATTTTTCATAAGTTCCTGTAACTCCTTTGCAAGAGTTGCTGTGCTTTTTTGACCAATTCTGGCTTGCTTCATTGCCAACAGTTTATAACATATTTCTCTCAACAAAACAATTTCTGGATATGTGTCTGCCTTGTTTGTTTTTTTGAAATTGTTAAATTCTCCTTCAAGAAAACGATAATCATCCACAGTGAATCCGTCACCCCAAAAAGCCTTTACGTCAACAACATCATTAAATGCATCATCTGGAATCGTAATTTGTGGTGCTGGAATATTATATTCAAATGTTAAATCAACCAAATCTGCCGACATTCCCAATGTTCCATTTATCTTAGATAATCCAGCACTTACAGAAATAGGTAGTTTGCCTTTATAAATTCCCCATGCGGAAGGATTGTCTTCGGTCATATTCTTGCCAGCAAGCATTTTTTTAGTAGTGTCTACTGCATTTTCATTATATAAAACATTCAATGCCTTGCACATCTTATAAATAACTCTATCTATGTCATGTTCGACTGCATAAAAGTTGGAATACATATCTCCCATACAATCTTTGCAAACAGAAAAGTATCCGTTTTTATCAAGGAATTTGTCAACCGCAGAATAAAAATCTTTCTCTGGCTTCATGTGTTCCCCATATCTACAGTATAATTCTTTTACTGTTTTCTTTT